ATGAAAACGAGCGACGAGTGGTACACGCCTGCGGAGATTATACAATCGTTGGGCGAATTTGATTTAGACCCTGCATCCTCACCGGAAGCCTACCGGCAGAACCGTTCGGCAAGGCATTTCTATACCGCCGAAGAAAACGGTTTGGAAAAAGACTGGCACGGCAGGGTATGGCTCAATCCGCCTTATTCGAATCCGCTGGTACAGCAGTTCCTAATTAAGATGGCCGGGCACAATAACGGTATCGCTTTGGTTTTTGCCAAAGTAGAGGCCAAGTGGTTCCACGACATTGTGCTGCGGCACGCTGCGGCAATCAAGTTCCTTTATGACAGGGTGCGGTTCTTCAGGCCGGACGGGACACAGGGCTTACAGCCAAGAAACGGCTCCATGCTTATCGCATACGGGATGGAGAACGCCCGGATACTCTCCGGCAATACCCTGAAAGGGAAATTTTTGTATTTATAAAATCAGTTCATCAATAAAAAATAATCACAATGAAAAAGATAAAAAGTTTTTTCGGGATAACAGCGTGGCTGGTGGCGATGATGCTGCTGGCCTTAGCCTGTAGCGACGATTTGGATATTCATACACGCTACTTATTTGATTTGGAAACTATGCCGGTTCCTAAAAAGATTGTGCAGGGCGAAACGGCGGAAATCCGCTGTAAATTAATCAGGGAAGGCGAGTACAGGGAGGCGCGGTACTGCATTCGTTTCTTCCAAACGGACGGAACGGGGGAATTGCGCATGGACGACGGCAGGATTTTAACGCCTAACGACCTGTTTCCGCTGACAAAAGAGGTGTTCCGGCTGTACTACACTTCGCATTGCACCGACCAGCAGGTGATTGACGTGTATGTGCAGGATTCATTCGGACAGGTTATTCAAAAAACCTTTTCATTCCAAAACGAGGGGACGGAAGACAAAGAAGAATAAAACAAGAGAGGCAAGCGCCCGGAGAAATTCGGGCGCTTACTGTATTTACATATTGATTATGAGATATATAATGATATTCTTCATCGCCTTGCTGCATTTGCCCGTATGGGGACAACCAGACAGGAAACCGGAAATAGAAAAACTCACGAAAAAGATTTATTCAGCAAAGGACTTTCGGCGGGTAGCGGATTCATGGCAACTATCCGTAAATGAATTATCCTGCTATCCGGTTATTTCTCCAGTCAGGAACCCGACTATCTCATCCGGTTTCGGAATGCGCAGGCATCCCATTTATAAAACGCGAAAGTTCCATACGGGAATTGATTTTGCACAAGTAAAAGGCGCTCCCGTGTATGCCACAGGAAACGGGGTCGTAACCCGCAAAGGGTACAATTCGGGATATGGGAATTTTATCGAAATTGAACACGCAGGCGGTTTTCGCTCGTTCTATGCGCATCTAAGCAAAACGCTGGTAAATGCGGGGGATTCGGTAAGGATGGGTAAACACATTGCCTGTGTGGGAAACAGCGGGCTAACGACAGGTTGCCACCTGCACTATGAAATCAGGAAGGGCAACCGCTTCCTGAATCCGATTAGTTGGTGCTATTGCCTGTTTGAAATAGTGAAAAACAAGTGATTCTTCCTTATTCTGTTTTGAAAATATGTATCTTTACAACGTTTTTAAATAAAAATCAGGTTCTTATGAATTATATAGAGCAAAACTTACAACCCGGAGAAGAAATAAAATATGTTGCAAAACTGCATTTCTTCCTGTTCGTGCAACCGGTTATATTGCTGCTTATCGGGGCTTTACTCGCATCAAGCCCTAAAGAAATATCAGCTATGACCCACTATGCGGGGTTATTGATCCTGTTTTTCGGGCTTGTATCGCTCGTACAGAGGCTACTCGTAAAAACAGGTTCGTCTTACGCCGTAACCAACAAGCGGGTGGTGCTTAAAACTGGCATTATCAGCCGCTGTGCGGTAGATTTGATATTGGCAAAGTGTGAGGGCTTGCATATCCGGCAAAGCGTTTTAGGCAGGATATTCAACTTCGGCACAATTACGGTTACTACCGGAGGCGTTACAAGTTCATACCCGTATATAGCCGACCCGCTTGCTTTCCGGCGGGAGGTTAATACCCAAATAGGGTAACGCAGTTTTTTATCGGGCTTTTTGTTACTCTTTTTCTCCCGCATTATTTTTTCGCTCATGGAAAAAGTAACGGGCGGTTTCCCGCCCGAATAGTTTATTTGATGTCCGTCCCGAACATCCGATTAAAATGTTCTATCATTTGTTCCCGCGTATAGTGATGCCAATAGAGGCTGGCGGGATGGTAGGCTTCATACCGTCCGATTTCATACCCCATATCCGATTTGGTGAAGCGTTTACCCTCATCGTAACGCTTTTGGGTGCTTGCCAACCATCGTTCCCGCCGTTGCCGTTGTTTGATTGCCTCTAATTGAGTGAGCATAAACGTATGGTTCTCGCCTACGGTATGACCACACGGCATTTTATAATGGCTGTCCCTGCACATACGGCATTGTTTAATGGCTGCATCAAGGTCGGTAACTTCGATGCTTGCCCCTGTGATGTCTGTAATCGTTATCATTTCCATAACTCAAAATTTTACTATTAATACCCTGTTGTCCAGTAATTCGCGGCATTTGTAACCCGCCCGCTGGTGTACCCATAAATGGTGCGCCCCAAAGCCCCATTCAAAAAAATGGTGCGCTTCTGCGTTTTCCGCTCCGGTGCTGATTTCTTTCAATCCTCCGCGCAATTCTTCTTCGGTCTTGCTCCATAAGGCCACATTGACAATTTGTGTAAATGCCCATGCCGTTCCGTTATAAAAAATAGTTACCGGAGCTTCCAATGTTATTTCCATCGCTTTGTCATTTAGTTGTTATTCTCCGTAAATGTCCTGTATCCCGCTGCCGATCTTTGCCAATGCCTTCCGCTGTTCATCGGTTAGCCGCAGTATAAAATCGTCACTGCTGTACCATTCCCCGCTCGGTTCGGGTTCGTGGAAACACCGGCGGTTGGCGGTATCGACAATCGCCAGTATCACGTCTGTTTCCGTTGCGGTCAGTCCGCTAAGGGTAACGCTACCGTTTTTATTTATCGTCATTTTCATACTCTATTGGGTTGTTTGTTATGGGCGGATTGCTCCGCCCTGTTTGTTATTGAAATAAATTATTCAGCATCCATTCTGTTTCATACGACCAGAGATTATAATCTTTTACAATCCTGCGCCGGATGACTTCTTTTTGCCCAACCATTTCGGAAGCCTTTTCAAGCAGTTCTTTATCGCTGAATGCCTGTGCCCTGTCGATAAGAAAATCAACCATTTCGTTTTTCTGTTCATGCAAGTCGTCAATCTCATTGCAACGTTCCCCGTATTGACCTTTCAGGACACAAATCGTTCTGAAAAGTTCTGCAACAAGGCGGCTATCCCCGCACTTCTTAAATTCTTTACAGAACCCGTCCTTATCCATTTCGCCGGTTGCCATGTATATGGCTTCAATTGTTTGGTACTCTTCGCTTGTCGGAGTTAAACCTGTTCTTTCGATAAATTCCTGATAATTCATACCTTTTGTTTTTTAGTTGAATAATAGTGTTAATTGCCTAGCTACGGTCGTTTCCTGCAACATGGCCTGTACCTGCTTCACAATGGTGTTCGACAGGGTAGGGTTAAAATTGGAAGGGTCATTTTTGAGGCGATCCCGTTGCTCTGCATGGCGGTTTAACAATTCCCGTAAAGCGGCTGTGAGGCACTCTTTCCGGCTGTTACAAACCTTTCCCCATATTCCCATACCGTAACCGCCACCCGATCCTCCGGTCGAATAGCTGACTCCATACGTCCATTTTCCATTTGCGCCCTGACCGATGGTGATGTAATTGAACGCCGCCCAGCCTTTGCGGTCGATAAATTCAATCCGTTCCACGTCCTGAAATTCGGGGGTTGCCAGCCAGCCGTGTTCATTCAGGGTTTTGCCGGAAAATCCGAATATCCGTTGCTGGTCGTATGCCCTGCGGTTCATTATGATGTACCGGGGATCGCCGCCAAAACTTTCGTATTCGTCAATCATCTGCCGGTCGTTCCGGCGCAAAGCGATCAGGTAAACGGCCATGTATCGCCTTTCTTCTTTATATGGGCGGTATTCCCGTACCTGCGTTATCTTCTCGGATGTCGATAAAATCCTGTATTCCATGACTGTAATTTTTAGAATATTAAAAGAATGATTGTTACTACTAAAAGCGTGATTACCACCGCAATAATGAGAAGCGAGAGAAGACAGGAAAGAAGCCCTTTGAGGAACTTGAACCCGATGTAAAGTCCCGCCATTACCGCCACGAAAGCCCAACCCCACAGTGCGATTCCTGCGGCTATAAAGGCTATTTTCAAAACCCAACCTATGCTAATTGGAAGGTAGGAGGTTCGATGTTTCATATTTTTTTCTGCCCGTATCATAATTTCTGACCTTTTTTTTAACGCTATGCCGTATCGGAGCCGGTGAGGAGTATTCGAGTTTCAGGTGCTTAAAAAAGGTAGTGTTCAGCCGACGCAAGGTTTTGGCGAATAAATACGCTCGCCCGAATAATTTAGGGAGGGAAAGAGGAAGATTTTTCGACAAACCCGTAGGGCTCGACCTTGCGGCGGCGTGAAGAACACGGAAATACCTTTGCGCCTGAAATCGAATGCTCATTAGGCTTCGATGGCATTGAAGCTAAACGGGGAAGAAATTATAGAAAGATACAGGCAGGAAAAAACGAAAAATAAACTCCACGTTTGTAGAAACAGTAGAGTTTAATCGCTAATTTTGTCTTCGTTAATTAAGGATATATTTTATGGAACGATTTTATCCCCTGTTTGATTTTTCAACCCAACAGTTATGTGAGTTGTTTGCAGATGCTTGCAAGGTGGGCAAGCACCTTGTGGAATATGACAAGCCGGGCGAGGAAGGAAGTTATGAGATTCCAAATTTCCCAATGGATGAGATATTTTGCAACATAAGTTCCGGTTGCCATACCAATTACTTCGTCTATATGAAAAACCATGAAGATTGGCCGGACGGGATAAGAATCGGGATGCCCCTGCTTGAACCAATGCATACGACTGCGTATGTGGATATGGATATTTCCCATTTGGATTGGTTTGTGGAAAAATATAAATTGATACCGCAGCCCGATAATGAAATAAGTGCGGCAGAAAGTTTGATTATGGATTTTGAGTTCAAACGACTTCGAGAACCTTCTTCTTTAAATTAGCATACCAGCCTCTTTTCGGAGGCTTTTTTGGCTCTGTCCCGCGCCACTCGCTGCCTGATGCTTCCATCGCTTATTTACTTGACAGCAAGCTGAAATAATCGGTTTATCTTTGCTCTCCCGTGAAATAAACCGATAAAAAATGAGCAATGGAAATAGTAATGGTAGAAGCCCGTACATACGAGGCGGTGATGTCCCGCTTCGAGGCATTTGCCCGAAAGGTGGAAGCCCTGTGCGAACGGCATCAGGATAAAGCGTTGAAGCAATGGATGGACAACCAGGATGTGTGTATCGTCCTGAACATAAGTCCGCGCACATTGCAGACCTACCGTGATAATGGAACCCTGCCTTATTCGCAGGTAAACCACAAAATGTATTACAGGCCAGAAGATGTGCAAGCAGCGCTCCGGTTAATCGGAGAAAAGCGCCCGGAACGCGGACGAAAGGAGGCGCCTTATGGAAGATAACCTGATAACAAAGGACAATGAGCGCCTGAAATCGTTTTTCAAAGCGCTTGACCGGATGCTGGCAGGATTGGAAAAAATGGCTGGAAGCTATCGCCCGCCGTTGAACGGCGAACGCTTCCTGACCGACAGGGAAGTTACCCGGCAGTTGAAAGTCAGCCGCCGCACGTTGCAGGAGTGGCGTTATAGCGGACGGATACCCTATCTCCAGATAGGCAACAAGATACTTTTCCGCGAAAGCGACATTCAGGCAATGCTCGACAAAAATCTACGTAAAGCGTTTAAGTAAGCGGCTCTCCGTTCAATAAAACAGCCGTAAGGTTTCCTTTGAGGGATATTCTTACGGCTGTTTTTTTAATTGTACAAAGCCCTGTTTGATAATTGGATGATGAGTTTTTGCGGTAACGGGTTGGCCGTTATTCTTCGGATTACATACTTCCTGAACAATTCTGCGTTCAAGGAATTAACCCTGAACGCGAGTGCGATTATCATATCCAATCCGTAAACTTCGGGCATGAGGATATTTCCCGTTACGGTTACAGACCGAGAAATATCCGTTTTGATTACTCCTGATTTCAAAACCGCTTTGATATGGGCATTAATTGTTTGGGTATAGACCTCGAACAAAGCGGCGATTTCAAATGCCGTCATTCGTACTTCGCCGAATTGCGGTACGGATACCATGCCGTTTCCTATGGTTATTATTTGGCTGTCGCCTATTTTTAAATCCCTTTTCATTGTTTTACTTTTTAAATGGTGATTGATTGACTGTTTTCATTCCTGCGTGTCAGCAGTTTATCCATATCATTGGAAATTTTCGTGTCCGTTACTTGAGCGTAACCCTGTGTGGTAGCAATGTTTGCATGCCCCATCATCTTGGCGATACTCTCTATCGAAACGCCCGCCGAAATCAACAACGTCCCGAACGAGTGCCTGCTTTGATGGTATGAGAGATTTTCCTTCAATTCCATCGTAACACCGATTTGGTTGATATCGTACCAAATCATATCCCGGACAGGCAACGGAAATACAGGCTTGCTGTCATCGGTAGTATTATAAAGCGAAAGTATCTGCTCTGCTATCGGATGTAAGGGTATAAATGCTTCCACATTGGTTTTCACTCGTTGCTTGCGGATGTAGAGCCTGCCCTCCGCCGTTTTTCCGATATGGTGCGGATACAACCGGTGCATATCCACATAAGCCAGACCGGTCAGCGATGAAAAGATGAAAGCCCTGCGGATCAGTTCCAGCCGTTGGTCAATCATCGGGGTTTCCATTATCCGCTTTAAATCGGATTTGCTTATGTAGCGGTGATTGGTCGGCTCTTTCTTCTCGTACCTTACGTCTTCAAGCGGATTACTTCTCAATACCTCTTGGTCGATGGCAATGTAGATAAGGCGGTTGAGCCACGTCAGGTTTCTGTTTATATAGGAAGACTTTCGGTTATATACTGTTTTCAGATGGATTTTTAACGACTCCCCGAACTCCTCGGTAATATCGGCAAATGCAATATCATCCATCCCTCTGGAGCAAAGGAACTCTTGCAGGTTGGATTGCATAAGTCTCGATTCCCGATAAGTTGAATTTGAGTTTATTTCTTTCGAGCGAATCCGCAGGCGTTCTATCTCCACCTCGCCTGCCTGTAACAGCATAGTCGGAATGGAATTTACCCCTACAACCGTATTTTTCAAAAGTTCGCTGCTGACCACTCCCTGTTCTTTAAGGATATGCTCATAGGTCTCTTCCAAATGCCGACGGAAATCGGTAAGCCGGTTGTTGTCCCTTTCGGATTTGATGACGCCTTTCTTGGCGTTCCATTCTTCGGGCCGGCAATAGATACCTGTTGCAAGCGTGGAATTTTTGCCGTCGATACTGATTCGGCACGTGACGGCTGTCGTACCGTCGGTTTTCACTTTATTCCGATTAATGTAGAATAATAGTTTGAATGTACTTCTCATTGCGGTATGATGTTTAATTGTTTAAAGAACTAATTTCAAATCACGGGTGGTTTCGATGAACTTGTCCATATCATCGAAAAGTTTCTTCGGAGTAACGCGGGCATAGATTTGAGTGGTTTGGATATTGCTGTGTCCGAGCATCCGGCTGATGGTTTCTATCGGTACGCCTTCTTCGAGCGTAATAAGGCTTGCAAACGAGTGGCGCCCTGAATGATAGGTCATTGGCTCTTTTATGTCCGCCATCATCCGCAACCCCTTCATGTTGGCTTTTACCATGTCTGCGGATTGCATCGGGAACAGGGTATCCCTGTTTTCGTCCCTGTATTTTTCGATTAGGGCGATAGCTTCGGGCAATAGTTTGATACGCGCCCGGTAGTCCGTTTTCTTCCTTGCATATTTGAGCCAAAGGCTGCCTTCTTCATCCGTAAACAGGTTTTCTTTGGTAACGCGGACTACATCTGCGTAAGCTGTCCCCGTGTAGCAGGCGAACAGGAACAAATCCCTTGTGAAACGGGTCGAAGGGCGGTTTTTGGGAATATCCAAATCCCGAATTTTCTCGAAACTCTCCCGGCTTAATGCTTTCGGGGTGGTTTCTTTCTGTTTGGGCAGCTTGTAATGGGCAAAGTGAAACCGCTCGGAAATGCCCTCCTTGAAAGCAATCTTGCAGATTTTCTTCAAAATAGCCAGATAATGGCGGACAGTATCCATCGCATAGCCCTGTTCACCCAAAACAAAATCCTGGTATTCCCGGATGAACTGTTCGTTCAGTTGCCCGAATGCGACATCTTTCGTCTTGAACTTCTTTTTAATGAACTTGCCGAGTGAACGGTGTGTATAAAAATAAGTGCTTAACGTAGTTGGAGCGCAGTCTATTCCGACACGGGCTTTCAACCCTTCCATGTACCGGTCGAGAAGGGAAAGCAGGGTCATTTGGGTGTCCATGCTTCCCTGATAGAAGACCTTTACTGCCTCTGCGTCAAAAGGCTTTTTGCGTTCCACGAGGCTGTCAAATGCCGAATGCACCGCCAGCAAAAGTTTCTCGATTTTGGCATTCACTTCGACGGCTTCACGGCTCTTGCCGTCCAACCTGCTTTCGCGGGGATTCCACAAACCGGGGGTGCAGGACAGTTTCGTACCGAACTGCGCCATTGATCGGTTTACAGTAATGCGTCCCATAATCGGAGCTTTGCCCGATTTATCCAAACCGCTCTTTTTGAGGTAGAATATCCTACCCAGCAAGCAAATTTCGGGGAAACGGGGTAACTTATCTGACTGTCAGTGAAATATGCTTTAATATGTGTTATTTTACCAATAGCGGAAAACACGAATAAAGCAGAATAACGCAGCCTGACGGTTTCCAAATCGTTACCCGGCACAGGCATCAATGGTTTTCGCAACTGGTTTTTATTCAGTGATTTGCGTAATTTTGCATAGCGACAGATAACTCAATGTAAAGTAATTTTGTAATCAAAAAAAATTGAGTTATGCGGAACACATTTAAAGTGCTGTTTTACGTGAACAGCAGTAAGGAAAAGAACGGTGTTGCACCCATTTTAGGGCGGATCACAGTAAACGGGCAGGCTGCCCAGTTCAGTTGTAAACAAACGGTTGCCCTCTCCCTTTGGGATGCTAAAGCCAACCGTGCGAAAGGCAAGGGAGCCGAAGCACAGAAAATCAACCATGCCCTGGACAAAATCAAGGCGAAGATTATCGAGCATTACCAGCAAATCAGGGAGCGGGAGGGGTTTGCCTCCGCCGAAATGGTCAAGAACGCCTGGCAGGGCATCGGCAACGAATACGAAACCCTGTTATCCGCTTTCGACAGGCACAACGCCGATTTTAGCAAGCGGGTGGGCAAAGACCGCTCGAAAGGCACATACCAGAAATATTGCATCGTGCGCAACCATCTGGCAAGGTTCATCAAATCGTACTACAAACGCAATGATATGTCGATGAAGGAACTCACGGAGGAATTTATCCGGCAGTTCGATATCTACCTGCGTACCGAAGTATCCCTTTCCCCGTCCGGCGTGTGGATGTACACTGTCCCGCTGAAGATGATTGTTACCCGCGCCCATTGCGATGGGCATCTGCACCGCAACCCCTTTGCCAATTACCATGCCAGCCCCCAAGTAAAGGAACGCCAGTTCCTGACGGAAGAAGAATTACAGACGATGATTAATCACCCGTTTTCCAAACCCTCATTTGCCAAGATGCGGGATATATTCGTATTCGGTTGCCTGACCGGTATCTCGTTCATCGACATCAAGAACCTGACAACCGATAATCTGGTAAATATCAATGGCAATTGGTGGATTGTGGCGAATCGGAAGAAGACAAAAATTCCGTTCCGTGTGATGCTGTTGGATAGTGCATTACGGATAATAGAGCGTTACGAACCTTTCAGGAAAGGCAACTATTTGTTTGATTTTCTTGGCAACCAACATGCGAACCGCAAGCTGAAACAGATAGCCAAAGCCTGCGGTATTGAGAAGCATCTGGTCTTTCATTCAAGTCGGCACACGTTCGGAACGCTTGCGCTGGTCAAGGGTATGCCGATAGAGAGCGTAAGCAAAATACTTGGGCATACGAAGATTACCACCACACAGATTTACGCCAAGATTACCACCGAGAAATTGGAGCATGATATATCGGCATTCGGCAAGAAACTGGAAGCTGGGTTAGCTGTGAAACCGCAATCTTTGGCACAACCTGAACGGGGAATATCTCCAGTGAAAAAAGAAAGAGCAGTCGGGCGATTATAAATTGTCGGCACACTGCACCTGCTATACTTAGTGTAGCAATGGTAGCCACCAAAGGAAGTAAGAACGCTGCTATCAGAGTTTAACCGCAGCGACCCCAATGGGCTTTTAATAAAAGCCGTAGCTTATTAGGGCATTTTTTTAACGCTCCGATAAATCTACACTAAAAATGCCCCAATAAGCCGATGGGTTTCACCCCTCTGGACACCCCTTAGCGGTCTTTCGACCGTAGCCGCACTGGGCGGCTATTAATGAAAATTAGTTCCAATTTTAACAGCAAGAATATGGGATTTGTAGTCTTACATATAAAGAAGCCGAAGGGCAACGATGCCCGGACAACGGCGCATATCGAGCGGACGGTACAACCCGCCAATGCAGACCCTGCACGCACACACCTGAACCGGGAGCTTATAGATTTTCCCGACGGGGTGGAAACCCGAACGCAGGCGATACAGCACCGGATAGAGCATGCCGGGATAAGCCGTAAAATAACGGATAATCAGGTGCGGGCGTTGCAGGTCATGCTGTCCGCTACCCATGAAGATTTACAGCGCATACAAAGCGACGGTAAGCTGGACGACTGGTGCAGGGATAATATTGACTGGCTCCGGGACACGTTCGGCAAAGACAACGTTGTTTCCGCCGTCCTGCATATGGACGAGAAAACACCTCATATACACGCTACGGTAGTTCCCATCGTTCAGGGCGAAAGGCGCAAGGCAAAGCGGGAAGAACAGAACGGCAAGAAAAGATACCGTAAGAAGCCGAAAGATGCTGTCCGGCTCTGTGCCGATGATGTGATGACCCGTGATAATCTGGAACGGTTTCAGGATACCTATGCCGAGAAAATGGAAAAATACGGCTTGCAGCGTGGTATCAGGGGGTCGGAGGCAAGGCATATAGATACGCCCAAACATTACAGGGATTTATATGTAAAAAACGAGGAGCTGAAAGAAAAGATAGAATATCTCGAAGAAGAAAGGCAGGAGGTTTACGAAAAAGTCAGGGACATGTACGACCGCAAGGACGAAGCACGGGAGAAGTTCCTGAATATGCACGAGTATAACAAGCAGAAAGAAACGGAAATATCCGTGACGGAATCCCGGTTGGAGCAACTCCGACAGGATTACGAGCCGTACAGGGCGCAGGAAGATATGGATTTGTTTTTCGGCGTATTCCCAAAGCTAAGCGAACATTTGCGGATAGTACAGTTATGTAAGGGCATCGGATTGACAATAGAGAGTATTAGAAAGTTATTCAACGGCGAAGCCGTACCCGTTACAGGCAAGCTCTATTCGCCCGAACACGACCAAGATTTCAGTGTGCAGGATGCCAAACTGCAACTATTCAAGGAGCAGGACAATTCCGACAGGTTTCGTCTTTCTCTCAACGGGCAGAATATCATCGACTGGTTCAGGCAGAAGTTTCAGGAGGCGAAGCAGGCGACAAGACCGCATATCAAGCCCCCGGAACCGAGTAAAAGCAAAGGTTTTAAGAGATAA